GGCTGCCGCGCCCGCGAAGGTCATGGTCTTGCCGCCGCCCACGGTGACCTTGTTGAAACCGATACCGGCCTTGAGCCAGTCGAGAATGCACTGGCGCTGGTTCATGTCCAACTGATGCTCGCCGGATACGCAGTCCGGGCGCACGTCGTCAATCTCAATGTCGGCAAAAGGGTATTCCAACAGGTGATTGAGGCTGACCTCGAAGCCTTCCAGTTCAGCCAGCCGGATCAATTCCTCCTTGCGCCCGCGCAGTATCTTGCCCGTGGCGGAATTCAGCCGCGCCAGCGGATAGAAGTAACCGTCCCAGCCTTCCTCCCCCTTGCTGACCTTGTAGCGCTGGTGGCTGAGGGCAAAGAAATAACCGGCGGGACGAAATTTGAAATGCTCGGAGAGAACGTCGAGTTCACGCGGCTTGCCGGTGACGACGATGTGGGTGGCATTCTCGTGGAGGACGATCATTGGCACCCTTCAGGTGCTTTTAGTCGGGCGCGCTGAAAAAAACTTCGTCAGTTCTCCTATCGCCCGGTAGGCATCGAGCACCGCACCGTTTTGCCGCTCCGCTGCCGCCACCTTGGCTTTCCGGTAGCGCTTCCGGCGTCCGCCGCTGGGCGGCGTGAAATGGGTTACATGTTCTGGCATACGAAGTTTGTATACGTTTGGTTGAAAAGCGTCAACGGCGAACTTTACCCACCAAGTCCACCACTTCGCTGGGACTGATCCCGGACAGCACATCGCACGCGCTGCGCTGCGCGGGACGCGGCGGGCAGTATTTGGGAAACGTGTTGCTGTAGACAAAGCACGGAGAATGGGGGCAAAACTCCTTGTGGTAGATGGGGTGATGATTTTTGTAATACTTCATCCGGCTTTCCGGCGACATCGGCCCCCAGAGGCCCACGCACGGGGTGCCGAATGATCCGGCAATGTGCGCCATCATCGAGTCGGGGCTGATGACGACGCTGATGTATTCCGTCAGCGCCCAAAGTTCGCGCAGATTGGGGGAGGTAAACGCCTCGACGTTTTTAAGGCCGCGTTTTTCCGCTTCGGCAATCAGCGTGTCCTTGAACGCCGGAGGCACGAACTCATCGTGTAAACAAAGCCAGTGCATCTCCGGGTAAGCTTCCGCCACCTTCAGAATCATGAACACGCTGTCGTTGGGCGCGAGGCACCGCACCGGATTGGCGCTGGAAAGCTGGTAGAGGCCGATGCGCTTGCCGGTCTGGAGAAAGCGGTTCAAGGTGCCAAGCTCGCTGGGTGTAAACACTGGCCGCACGCATTTATCCTCCGCCGGAATGTGGGCGGGATCGAAGCCGATCTTGCGCAGCATCATGTCAATGGGATGCTCTTGGTCTTGGTGTTCATCCATGTTGACCGCCGCTTCCCAGTGGCAGAAGTGGTCAAACATTTTGACCTGCTCCCAAAGGATCGGGATGGTCTGCACGGTCTTCACCCAGTCGAAGCCCCACCAGCAGACGTTGTTGCCGGGGTCGGTAAGCACGTGAACGTCCATGCCCATTTTATGGAGAATCTTGGCCACGGGCCACGTGAGAATTTGATCGCCGTAGCCGCCGCTGCCGTTGAACAGTAAAACACGGGCGCCGCGCTTGAAGGCAGCTTGATGGGCGTTGACGATGCGCGTGTCAACCCGGCTGATCTTGTAGGTGCGGCTCTGCACGTTAGGATCGCGCATGACCCGCTCCACCTGTGCGTTGGCGAGCAGATAAGGCCGACTCGCTTCAAAAGTCTGTGTGATGCCGCCCGCGCTCTTTTTGAACGCAATCGTTATGGGTTCTGAGAATGTAATCAGATTCATGTCCTACTAGAACTGCTTTTCCAAATTCTGTTCTTACCGTTGTCGACGGCTCGCGTAGTTAAGCTGAACGCAGCGCACACGCTTATGAAGCTCGAAAAGATCAAGAAGACCTATAACGATTACAAGCTCGAACTGTCATGGGGACAAGTCGAAGCCATCGCCGCCGCTTTATCGCAGAATCACAGCGATCCGCTCGCGGATGAACTCTTTGCCGAATGGCAATGGTACATGGAACGTGTCCCCGGCCCCGGCGAGGATGAGGAAGAAATCGAAGCGGAGCAGAAAGCCGCCGAAGGTGGAGGCATGGAAGGCGAAGTCGAAGGGGAAGACCTGCCGATCCCCATGCCGCCGGGCAGCGAAGCAGGCACGCCGACCGCAGGCGGCAAGCAACCCACTTTCCCGCCCGAAGAAGGAGAAGAAGCTGGACAGCCGACCCCCGCTGCCATGAAACTGGGCGCCAAGCCACGTCCCGACGCGGGCTTGCCCGAAGAAGGCATGGACGACATGGGCGCAGAAGGCGCAGCAATGGGGCCGCCGGAAACGGATCGCCGCCTGCCTGAACCGCCGAGAGAGTAGTTGTATACATGAGGGCGAACGTCAACATCCTGACTGCCGCCAGTGCAAACACCGCCGCGATACAGGTCACCGGTTTCGAGAATGCCGCCGCCGCGCATGTCGCGGGAGACTGGGGCGCTCACAATCAAGTCCTGTTTTACGCGACGCCTTACACTGAGAGCAGCGGCGACACCATCAGCAACGGCTATACGCTGCGGCTGCAACTTACCGGCACCAACACCGACGGCACCGGCGACGGCGTGTTCATCGCGCCCGCCATCCTGACCGGGATCACCCTCAGCAGCGGCAGCGAGCCTTCCATCATCCGGCAGCCTGCCTCCGTGGCCACGTATGCGGGGCAGAACGCCATCTTCGATGTCAAAGCGATCAGCATTGACCCGACCACTCTGACTTACCAGTGGCGCACGAACGGCACAAACAACACCGGGCTGGATTCGACGTTGAGCGTGCCCAACGTTCAGGTCAGCCAGACGGGCTACCAGTTCGATGTCATCGTCAGCAACAGCTTTGGCAGCGTCACCAGCAGCCGCGCCACGCTGACCGTGGCGGCAAGCTCCGTTGGTTTCAGCGTCAGCACTGACGGCTGCTTCCTGCCGGATACGCTCATCACGATGGCCGACGGCACACGCAGGCAGATCAAGGATGTGAAGGTCGGCGACCGGGTGGTGTCCTACAACATCGCCGGACTTGATCCCAGCAACGAACTGGCATGGCAGACGTGGGCCTCGGCCTCGCTCAATCTTTCGGGGGCACCGGCGACGGTCAAGCAGGTCTTCAAGCAAAGCTTCTCCGGCTACTTCCGGCTGTTTGATCTGAAGGTGACTTATGAGCACCCGCTGCTGACGCGTCGCGACGGCATCTGGAAATTCCGGCAGGTGCAGGACATCCAGAAGGGTGACTTCCTCTGGAAGAATGGCATGTCCCTTCCGATTGATTCCATGACCTACGTGCCCGGTGATGTGGACACTTACAATCTCAACGTCGAGGAAACCGACGTGTATCTGGCCAACGGCTTCATGGCGCACAATAACTTTTTCAAGAGCGTTTTCCGGTTCCTCACCCCGGAGACGGCCATCGCGGGCGTCATCGCCAACGGCTTTTAACACATGGCTACCGAACAAAATCTCGTTACCAAAGCCAGCTTGGAGGAAACCCAAACAGCGGAAACGCTTTTGGTGGAAAACTTGTCCGCGCACGTCAATGCGTCGCTCTCCAAAGCGCACGGCATCATTTTCTACAACCTGCCGCATCCCACGTACGACGCCAACGGCAACGATCTCAGCGTCTACTATGACAGTCACGGGGACATCGTAGGCAACAACCTCATGCGGTTGACGTATAACCGCGTCAATTACTACGCGCCCATCAATCCTTCCAGCTTGGCGGGCAAAGGCTCGCTCACCGGCCTTGATCCCAGCGTCTTCATCAGTGCCGCCGCCGCGCAGGCGGCGGTCATACCGGGCAATACCGCGTGGACGACGGATTTTACCCTGCAAGACCAGCAAGAACTGTTGTTTACAAACGACAACATTCTGATTCCGCACACCAACCTTTCCCACTGGGAAACCCATACCGGCGGCATCTATCAAATCCTGCCCCAGATCATCACCGACAGCGCCGGACACCGGGTTTCCAACTACATCGCCCGTATTCTCGTCGACGGCGCCGAACTCTGGATACCGTGCGACACACGCTCCAATGGCCCGATCCAACCCGTGCGGGTGGCCTTTCCCGCCATCAATACGCTGCAAGGCTCGAACGCGAACTATTGCGCAATGGGGCGCGACGATTCCCAGTATGGTTATTTCTGGTACAACCCCGCCGCCGGGGGTGAGCTTCCCGCTACTTTCCAATGGCAGTATAATGGCTATCAGCCGCAGAAAATCGGCAATAGCTTTTGGAGCGATCCATTGACCGGTTCGGGCATCTGGTACGACATTTCCAACAGTCCGGGTTATCAAGCCATGCCGAGCAATCCAGTGGGAGCCGTTTCGGTCGTGAGTTCCCCGAATAAATTGACGGTTCAAGTCAGCACCGGAAGCGACAGCCAGATCGTCTGCGCCACGATCCGAGGGAAGTGGACAAACGCAGTTGGAACAGTGTATACAAACTGGTGCTTGTTTATTGCCAACGATGAAGACGGTAGCTGGATTTTCTCCGATCCTGACTCCAATCAAACCGCCACCCATGTCCCGATCCTGAACGACCCCACATGGGTTAACAGCTACTACACCCCGCCGGGGCCACCATGACCACGCTCTGCTTTCAGGTCAAAGGGGTTCACGACTGGACGCCCGAGCAGAAGAATTCAATGCGGCGCCTGTTTGAACATTGCATGAGGGTGTGCCCGTGGCTGGTTCACTGTATGCGCGACGCGCAGGGAACACTGGTGTTTCAAGCCACGGAACGCGGCGCCTACGACTGGTACGCTCTAGCTCAGTTTGATCTGGAACTCGTGCGCCTGACCAATGCGGGCAAGCTGGATGAGGCCGTCGATGCCATGATTGAGCGCCTGCACCAAGCCATCATCGAGTTCTGGCCCGAGTGCGCCATTCCCAGCTACGCTGAATTTCTTACGGAACGCTCACGACACCGTGAACTAAAAACGACATTGGCAGCGCATCCGGGGAAATAACCTCGATGCCCCAACCGTTTGTATACGTTATCTGCTTGTAGCTCTTGGAGTAAGTTCCACCCGCATTGATCGCCCCCACGGAAGAATTGTTGGCGGTGCCGTACGTCACCACTGACCCAGCGGCAATCGCGATCAAGTCAACCGACGTGGTGGTGTAGTCAACCACCCCACCTGTGGCAATGCGGGGGAGGATGATGGACATGCTCCCGCTAAAACAGGTGCGGTAAGATGCGGTAAGGATGGCAACGCCAACCGTTCCCGTTGAGTTATAGATGCCTTTTTCCAGTGCGGAAATCGGGTAAGCCCGACTCGGCTGCGAAATCACTCCCGCATCGTATTCGGCAGTGTACGGCCTCGTGCCGTAATTGCTGGCCGTCACGATGTAACCGGTCGGCACTAAAGATGTGAACTGGGCTTCGTTGCCCGCCGGGCCGGTCGGCCCGGCTGTTCCCGACACCGCCACACCAATGGCCACCGTGTTCCAAACGCTGGTGCTCGTCTGCGGGTCGTTCACCCCGTAGTTGCCCGTGTTGGCAATGCGACAAATCCACGAACCATACGTGCCGCTGTAGGCATAGCTGACCACATCGTTTACAGCGTAGGAAATGCCGTTCGTCCACGCTCCCTGCCAGACCATGCCGGGCGATCCGGCGCCGCCCGTACCGGGGTTACCTTGCGGCCCCGGCCCACCGCGCTGTCCGGGCTTTCCTTGTGGGCCTTCAATGATGCTACCCACCAGCAGCGTGCCTTCGGCGCCCAAGGGGCGCATGGTCAGCATGACGCTCGCCGCCAGTTCCAGCGTCGAGGCGCCGGTGTTCTTGATGGCGATGATGAACTCGCCTGTCTGGTAGAAATTGACATCGCCCGTGAACTCACTGCCCGGCGTCACAGTCACGACCACGGCGCCCGTCGAACCGCCATAGGAACTGGAGTAGTAAATATCCAGTTCCGCGCTGGTGCTGGCGGGCGTGGTGCTCAACACGGCGTTCAGCACCCGCGCCTCAAAACCGGCAGGGATGCGGTAATTGGTAACGATGATCTCATCCCCCGGAGGAACATTGGTGCGCACCACCGGCAGCGGGACAAACTGCTCCTGATTGTTTACAACGCTGACAACCTCGTTGACTTTCTCGGCGAGGGCATTGTCGCGTTCCGCCAGATTGCGCGTTGGGTTGCTCAGGCCCGGCACATTGACAGCATCTCCCTGTGAAAAATGCCGCACATCGCCGCCGCTGTAGTCAAGCCCTGCGGCTGCCGGAAGATCAATCGGTTTAATTGCCATATTGCTTTAACTACCCACGGGCATGTCGAGAAGCCACTTCAGTTGGCGTGTCTCCATAAACTTCCGGTAAAGCCGGAATTTGAAGTCGTAGCGCCCGTCCATGTAATACGTGCGATGCACCCCTTTTTCCACCTTGTTGCCGCGTTTCCGAAAGTGCATCTGGATGTCACGGGGCGGCCTCCAGTAAGGCACGATGGCGCCCACCCGTCCAATGGTCACCTTGCTCCCCGTGATGATGGCTTCCTCGAAAACGGAACACATGATTTCGTACTGGCGGCACGCTTGACTGTAAGTCACGCCGCCATCCTTCATGAAGCGGGAAACAAAAGTCCGACGATCACAGGTTATCTGTTCAGGTTTCTTCACTGGCTAAACGTCATCGGCACCGTGAAGTCCTGCTGATTCAGTTTGCTGACAAAGGTCGCATCAACAGTTACTTCCCGTTCCCCGGTTCGTTGTACTGTTAAGAACTGCAAGTTGACCCTCGGCTCCCAGCGGGTAATGGCATCCACGATCTCCTGCTGCACCATGCTCTCAATGCCGTTGCCCTGAAACTCAAACAGGATCAGGCTTAAATTTGTGCCGTAGTCCGGCTGCATCATGCGCTCGCCCTTGCTGGTGGTGAGCAGCATCTTGACGGAAGACGCCAGAATTTCAATGTCCTCCCCTCGGTTCCAATTCCACTGATCCGGGTTGGGAAAACCCGCGTCCTTCGGCAAAATCGGGCCAAAGATAATCGGCGTTTTAACCGGCGTGCGATCCAAGGCTCTGACCTCAAAGGCAAAGTTGACGTTGACGGTATTCCAGACGGGGGTGTTGTAGTCATGTGCCTCCACCGTCACCACGTAGTCTCCGGGCTGAAGATTACGGTAGGTGTCGATGGTCAGTGTGCCGGATGTGCTGCCATTGTATACAATTGGCAGACTGCCGTCGTCCCAGCTTAGCGTGCCGGTCACATAACAGTAGGGCAGCGTGCCATAGCAAATGGCCAAGCACTGGACGGTGGCCGGGCCGCCCAGAACGGGCACCGCTGCCACCGGCACCACAGCGGGCGGGTTCTCCGTCAGGTCAACCCCGTCGAAATCAGTAATTTTGACGCTCATTAGCCCATCCACTTGCGGTAGGGCGTCGTGGTGCCCATCCCTTCGCCACTGCCATTCGACTCATTAACGGGCACTTGCGCTCCATCGTCATCCCAGCCTTTGGTGGCGGCGTCCACCTTCTTCTGAATAACCCCGGTCTGGCTGCCTTCCGCTGTCTTGCTCTCGTTGACGCCGCGCCGTTTCATCTCGAAGGGATGTTTGCCAAAGCTGGAGATCACCACATCGTTATCCTTCATCGGCGAACGTTCCAGCACCCGTTCCCGCGTCCATTTGCCGGTCGGTCGATCCAGTAATTTTTCTTTGTATACAACTTCACGGAGCATCCTGATCGCATCATTGGCACCGGGAGTCTGGTTGATCTTCGCGTGAATCTCATTGATAAGTTTCAAGGTTGAGGGCGTCGCCTTCTTCTTTTTGCTTTCGGCCTGTTCTTCCTGCTCGATCTCCGACGGCAGGGCAGTCATAAAAACCGACACCACTTCATCCGGCAGGTGCATGTAGCGCTTGAACACCGTGTCGATCCACGCTTCCTTGGGCAGCGAGTACTGCTCCATCACGTCACCCAGCTTTTGCAGCACGTCCGCCTGAATGCCTAGCATCTCCAGCTTCAACTGTTCTTCGAGGCTGCCGATCTGGGGCATCATGGCTTTGATGTCCAGTTGCTCCACATCCTTGCCTTTCAGCACCGCGTGAAAATAGCCCAACCACTGATAGCAGTTGACGAGCGGCTTGCGGATGGACTTGATCTTGCGCAGAAACCGGATGTCTTGCGCCAGCAGGGCGCGGCCTGACGGGGCTTCCCCGCCGCCGCCAGCCCCTTGGCCGCCGCTGAACCACGACTTGGGCATTCCGATGATCGAGTAAAAGAGATCGGTCAGCAGTTCGATGTCGTATACATCGGGCACTTCCGCCGTGCCGGGCAGCTTGGTGATGACGTTGTTGAAACCTTTGGGCTGGGCAATGTAGATCATCGTGTCCAGCGCCAAGGCATTGTAATAGGCCGTGAAATCGCTGGCGCTGTTCAAGTCGTTGGGCGCCCCGATCTGGCCGAAAGCCAGTTTGCTGCGCAGCGTTTGGCGCCAGCGTTGCACCGTCTTCATCTGCTCGATGGGCGGCTGCTCCTGCACATCAATGGAAATGGCGTAGCGATCCGGCTGCACCTGTGCGCGGCAAACCACCATCTGATCGACGGCCAAGCGCAGCTTCTTGTAGATGCCGTCGGCCTCGGCGAAGATCGGCTCGCCGTGCTCGCTCATGCGCATACGGAACATGCGCCGGAAGTGCATGAAGTCCCACGGATACCAGAGGTCTTCGATGTTCTGCCCGCTGGCCATCGAGACGCGCTCAACCGGCGTGCGGTTGTCGGGCTGGACGAACACATCTTCTTTGTTGGGCTTGTGGTTGAGCCAGCGGAAGCCAACGCACTTACGATTACGCTCCAGCCAGTAGCGCCGCATTTCCATCGGGTGGACAAACGACATGCCCAGAATGCCTTCCTTGGGCGCATACTCCAGTTTCTCAAAATGGTTGCCCATTGCCGCGATGTACCAGACCTGTGATTGAATCAGCGTCTCGACATCCAAACGCACCAGCATGTCGTTGAGTTCTTCCTCGAAGCCTGTGTCATTGCACTGATACCAGATGGCGCCGGGGCTGTTGGCGTCGACCTGCGTGGCCTCATCGACAATCTCCACGAGCGCCGCCGCGATCAAATCCCACTGGCTCATCTCGTCCCACAGTTGCAGCATCGCGTCGAACGTCGTCGGACGCTTCATCACCGTGTTGAACTTTGTCCAAATCTCAGGATCGCCTATGCGACCTGCATCCTGAAACTCCTGCCAGAGTCGCTGGTCAGCGTCGGGGGTTTGGGCGCGGGGAACCAGCGAGCCGGTGCGTGCGCCGCTGGTGCCGGTTAACCCCATGTACCTAAGCAGGCTTGATGTTCTTGAGTCGGCCATAATGTTTACACTGGGTTCAACAACGCAAATTCGGCTCCAAAATGTTCGAGCGCAGCTTTGTTGTAAGCTCGCGCAGCACTGATCTCGTCAGTGAACACGCCAAGGTATACGTTTCGTTTTTTACCGTTCACGGTTTTCTTAATGCCCGCCAACCATTTTGAGCGTTGTGAGTGCCAGCATACACCCTTAAATACAGATGACTTGGGCCGAGTCTGCGTTCTGGCATTACCCATGTTCTGGCGCTGGTTGCATTTCCGAAGTTCAGCTTTGCGGTTATCGAGTTTATTGTGGTGCCGGTGATCTGTTTTCTCGCCCGGCTTTGCACCCATCACAAGACGATGCAGGTAGACAGTGCTCTTGTTTGGGCCAGTAGCGATGACATACCCGCCACCCAACCGCCAACGGTAACCACGCGCCTTCGGTAAGTCCTCGTCATCCACGAGTGCAACTTCCCCGTGGGTTAAAATAATCTCAGCCACGTCTACAAGAACGTAAAAATTCCGTTCTTATCGGCATGGCTAAAACACCTAAAAAGACCAAAACAGTAAAAGCGAGCAAGACGCGCATGACGCGCCCGAACGTAATCAGCTTTCGTGTCACCGACACCCAACTTAAAACCTTGGAAGCGGTTCACGAGCGCGATCCCGCCTTCGGCATCAAGACCGGCAACCAGTACGCCCGGAAAATCCTGTGCGATTTTCTCGCAGGCAGGCTGAGTTGGGCTGATCCGGCGGACAAAAAGAAAAACTTCGACCTGATCGGCTAATCACGTTTACACGTGCCGTGCTGGGGGTCGAGGCTGAACCGAACTTCCGTGCCAAAGGTGGTCGCCGACTCGTGGTCGTAGCACCGGCACGGAATTCGGCATTGTATACGATCACTCGTGACGTGCTCCACGATCACGAGTGATCGTTCCAACATTTCTGGCTGCGCTTCACAGAAAGACTTCACCGGCTGCGCCAATGCCCCGTCACGACATTGACGGGTGATCCACGCCAAGACCGTCGGTAACAGGGGCGCCGCATCGGCAATGTAAGTTCCGGCAGCCTTCTTGGCGACTTCGGAGGACATTAGAATGCGTAGTCGTAAGGCGTACCGGGCAAGTCCTTGGGCGTGACCTCAATTTCCAGACCGGTGCGGGCCTGACCGTTTTTGATGTACTTGACCAGCCGGTGGTCTTTGAACTGGTCAACCGACAGCAGCTTCTCCAACTCCGGGATGATCTCCTTGGGCAGCTTCAGAAAATCCATCTGAATCTTGACGGAGCCGTCATCCCGACCGGTGCTCAAAACTCCGTAGTCAGCCAGAAAGGATTGCAGGGAGGGAACACTGAAAAGCTGGAGGGCCAGCCGGTTGGAAACTGCCGACACTTTCTCATTCGCCCCGGCGTCGTGCAACGCATTGGGCAGGTCTTCAATTAAGAAACGGGCAGCTTGAGCTTCGGTCATACCACCCTAAATACGTGGGCTGCGGTGAAAAGTAGTGGCCAAGGGCGCGGGAGATCACCGAGGATAACCACACCTTGGGCACGCGGGGACGAACCGGCAGCCACGCGGGCGATTCAACTTCGACCTCGCAGATCGTGCGCCCGTTAGTTGCCAACGAGTAGAGCTTC